TGTCTAAGCTCTTCTGAATTTAGAACTTGACACCCTCATTTAGCACCGAATAAATTAGCAACCTTAGCAAAGCTAGGATGCTGTTTTCTCGGAGGCGGGGGACGCCTACTGGGTCCTGCTTCTTCCTTTTCAGGGATGGGCGGAACCTCAGTCATTTTTATTTTACGTTTTTCCATTTCTTCGTCGTGCTTGCGAAGTTCTTTTGCATAGGAATCCGCATCAAAAATTTCACTGTCTTCCTCAGAAACAGTGGGCTTTTTGTAATTTGAACGACGAGAAAATAGTGAAGAAAGGTAAGAAAACACCCTTGTCACAGGGGTGAAAAAACCCTTCACTTTTTGACTGATGGAACGCTTAAAAACCAAAGCACCATAGTAAACACTATCAAACCAAGACATGGGATCATCCTTGTCGGTTTTGGTGCTAGACGTGCGTTCAGCCAGAATGTCTTCACGTATCTTCAAAAGTTGGTCCCTATAATATGAAACACTCTTGAAGGTGGCAGCACGAATATCAGATTCAATTTCATCAACCCATTTGGCAAGGGTTTTCCTTAGCTTGTAAGATTGGAGTTTTAGCCATTGGAAAACAGTCTCAAGGAGTTGAGAAATTGACTTGATGTTGGCCGTCTTGCCGCCCTTAGTGGCAACCATTAAATGGTAAACCCTCTGGCGATAGTCGTCTGCAACTTGTTGCTCTGCCTTTTGTAACCACTCAATGCCACTCTTACCCAAGAGCTTGGCCAATGTTTTATTGGCAATTTCAGGTCTCGGAATGGTGACTTCAGGTACTGAGGTTGCAGAGGACTTTTTCTTGGCTTCAACAAGAGAATGAACAGTGGATTCAAGTTGCTTTTTCTCAGAGTCAAGAGTGGCTATAGCAGCGGTGAGCTTGGCAACGTCTGAGGAAACGGCATGCTTGTCGGCGTTGACAAGCTCCAACTGTTTCTGAAGGTCGGCAACCATGGCCTTCTGGCCAGCCAGGGTCTCTTCAGCATCCAACGCCACTTCAGGATCGAAACCTTTCCTTGCTTTTTCATATGCAAGCATGGCTTTCTTTTTCTCCTCTGTGGCAAATTTCAGCTGATCAACAAGCTTATTACGTTCCTCAGAAATCATTTTGAGGGAGTCGTTCCTCTGAACAATTGCCTCATCCTTACGCTTCTTAAGATCAATAATCAATTGATTCTTTTCACGGACTTGTTTCTGTGTGGATGCTAGAGTCTCCTGAAGAGTTTTGGATGAATTCCTAATCTCTTCAAGCTCATCCTGTAGTGCAATGAGCTTATTGGGTGACTCCGACTTCTCCATCTCAGTGAGAATGGACTTTTCGAGGGCATCGATGGCTTCCTTTGAAACAAAGAAACCACGTTTGCCTTGATACGAAACGGTGGATGACTTCATAATTTCTAACTGCCTCTCGAAAGATTCGAGTGGGTCGTTTTGCTCTTTGGACAAATTCATATCCTACATTGAATTATTAGTTTTCAATGTTTCGCCCCAAAGGCTCATCAGGGAACATAGTGGCTATAAATTAAGCCACTTCTTCTAAACTTTGGAGTATTTTGTATATGTCTTTAAGGGCATACACTTCCTCCAGGACACCCGTAGGCGATGAATTCTTCGGATTCATCGCATCAGTTTTCTCACCATCTAGCAAGGACCTGAAAAGATTGCCAACTCTAAGAATGGGGCCGGCCATCCTATCAAAACTGGTCACAAAAGTGTCAAGGTCCTTGATGGTTGAAGAACCTGACTTGGCTTTAATAAATTCCGAGACAAGGTCGATAACAGAATTATCAAAACCAGTGTCAGGTTGTGGAAAGCTGGACGAAATGTTGCCTATCCCAGTGGCATGAAGATTAACAGGAGCACCAAACAATGGGTCTCCAGAATCCCTAGCGACTTGGTGGGCCAAGAACACTGGTCGAAAGTTATTCAAGAAAACATCAACATCACGCAAAATGGCCTCAACAGAATCAGAATCTGGAGGTGGAGGGACTCCAAATGCCCTTATCACGCTCTCAGATGACAAACTAGACAACATTTTGGTGGGAACACCAGCAAGGAGCAACCTCTGGACACCAATGGGTGTGAAGCAAGTCTGCCATTCAGAATCAATAGTTTCAATGTCATACTGAATTAGGCGGTACTCCCCGTTGCAAGTTCTTCCAGTTCTGCCCCGCCGCTGCCTGGATGTCTCACCAGAAAGAGAGGAAAGGCCATTGGAGTTGAAAGTTGTGAAATTAGGAGTCACAACCAGTGTTACTTCCGGAATGGTTATCCCAACATCAGCAACAGGTGTGGCGAAAATGCAATTGACTTTCCACTCAGTAGGAACTGGAATATCAGAGTGCAATGCCAAAGCAGAAGACCGAGACTTGTTCGCCAAACGTTCCGCCCTGGCTTTTGTGGGCCCAAAAGCCAACATGCGAGATGACCGTCCTAACGTACCTGCTAGGCCCAACACGCAAGCTTCATACCCACCAATCACGGACTCCCTGTCCTTGTTGGCTGTTCTCTTGACAACAGTTTCGGTTGTTGTCCAAAGGTTGGCCATGGGAATATCAAGAACCGCCTGACACTGCTCACCGACATTGGAGGGCAGAGTGGCAGACACAAAAATGCAAGGTAACCGAGAACGAACAAAGAGATTGCGAAACAAGTCATAAAAATGATCATTAATATGGACTTCATCAAGCACAAATAAATTGTCAGGGCTGAATAAGTCCAAATGATTCATTAGTGCTTGAGGAGTAGCATAAATAACTCGTTTTGACTTGTCAAGCTTGAGGCCAGTTGTGGCACCGCTACAGTCTAAGCCATAAGCAGATTTCATGAAGTTTGTCAAACCATGAACTAAAAGAGTTCTTGGTTCTACCACGACAATCTTCCTGAAGCGATGTCCAGCAACCAGGTACAGGTGTTGGATAAAGCCAGTAGATTTACCGCTCCCAGTGGGGGCCGAAACACCCAAAGGGCCAGCGAATCTATCAAATGTTCTAAGAGTGGGCGTAGTTTCCTTAAAATTTGGAGGCACATTGCTCCAAATCAACACAGTAAAGTAGTGCATGATGGAATCAACCAACAGTTGGACATCAGGGAAATTGAATGTGCCAAGGGAAGGTAGCCAATCAGGCAAAGAGATCAGAGAGAGCAAGCTAGCCACAACCAGCAAATCTAATTGAAGCTCGTTTTGCCTGCCCTGAGTCATGATCTTGCAATTCAGAAAGAACTGGAGAGATGAGATCCTCGCAATCGCAAAATTAAACCAAGCCCCAAAACGTTGCTTTGGACGAACTGCCATATAAGCACAAAAGAGCCAATGCCTAACCATCAAAGTGGTGTTATTGCACCCACTGAGCCCAGGAAGAAAAATGGAACTCTCAATGAACCTGTATGGAGTCCGAGCCAAATGGCTCTCCAACAGTCCTGCACTAAAGATGTTATTATTCATGGAAACCAGATCAATAATCCATTCAAGTCTGGACTTTAGAAAAACTTGTAGTGCCCTCATATAACCATAGTTAAAGAGCAAGGGTGAAAGAAGATCTGGAACCATAGAAAGTGCACCAAAGATGGCGTCCAAAGCAGAAACTTCACCGTACTGGATCAGACGTCCATCATTAGTGGATTCATCAAAATCATGGTTAACCTCATCATGAAATTGGGGAGGAGGAGACGGACTGTACCAATTCCTGAGGACTGAACGATAGCTCGGAATGCGCAGTTTATCATTACGCAACTGAGCCATCAAAGACTTAGAACCACAAATAACTTTGACCAACCCATCGTAAACATCTTGGTGGTGGGCGGTCAGTGTGAGATACGAGAGTAATCGCTTGAGGCGGTAAGATGGAGTCTTGTTAGTTATAGGGGCAGTCAACTTACCAACAAGCTTTTTCTTATCGTGCCAAACGATAAACCTTGAATCAACCCCATTCTTCAATAAATGTTTGACTTCATTAGGAGTGGCCTTCCTACCCCATTTGGAAAGAAATGAAATTGAGGATAAAGAGGGCTTGACTTCCAGGTTGTTGGTAAGCCCCCACCTCTTCATAACATCTGCGATATTCTTGGGAGTCCACACTGCAGGCTTGCTAGCAAGACATGAAAGAACATGATCGTCCCCAAAACAGGAGAGCTCATTGTAATACATGAACTCACGAGCAGAAAGGCCGGTGACATCTTTCCATGCCATCAGGTCGATTATGACAAGAGCAAGTGAATTGTCCATTGAAGTCGAAGAGTGGCCAGTAGTGAGTCCAGTGCCCTTCAAGTAAACATTGCCAGTCGAAGTAGTCTGGAGCAATTGCTTTTCAACTTGCTCATAATTGACATCACTCAAATTGGCAATGCGGTCTCGATCTTTGTGGGACTCAAAGCCCTTCTTGCGAACTGCCTTGATCAAGTCCATTATGCCTGATGAAACAGTTGAATCAAAAGCAGTAAAATCTCCTTCGATATGCAGCTGACACCTAGCGTGCCTAGCCCAAATGGAATACATCCAATAACCATTCAGAGGCATGCCGATCTTAATTGGGGTCGACTCCCATGCAAAAGTGTGATTGGGGCCATAATTCCAAACCGTAGACATAATATACTGTGTGATGGGTGAGCCAATAACTGTGCGAACCAAGTTGGAGGCCCACTTCTTCTCAGGAAGTGCTTCCCCCTTAACCGACACAGCAGAAACGGGCAAAACATGACTTGCAACACGAAAAGTGGAGGCCCACAGAGCTTTAAAAGGCCTGTAGCCTCCAATATTCCTAATGAATGCAGATCTTTTATACTTACGCCATGGACGCAAGGGTCCACGCATAAAGGCTCCAAGTGCATACTTCTTTTCCCACATACGAATTATGTAATTGAAGCTAGTCAATCTGGAGTGACGAAAAATGTCCCCCACAACATACCAAACATCATCCAGAGCCAAGTCAGGAAAATCATATTTAGGAGACTTGAAATAACGTGAAGTAGATTCAAGCTCATTTTCAATAGAAGCATATTCTTCAGTACGCCGATAAGAGACGCCAGCTATGCGCAAACTTTCAAGATCCTCATCAATTTGGACCTGTAGGTTGTGAATCCCTTGTCGGAAATCAGATCCACAAAGCAGCCACTCTTTGAACCCCATCTGCTCGGCCACAGGATGGGGGTCTGTGATGCTCGCATCAACTGGCCAGCCTAAATCACGCATAATATTCAGGGACTCATTGAGGACATTCACGTCCACAGAGAAAGGGAACCTCCTCCTAACAAAGCTGGGCAAAGACAAATCATTGATGAAAATGGTCGCCCTCATGGTTAAAACTCTGAGATGATTAGTTAATTCAGTGGAACCACGGGAAATATTGATTGAGTGGTGCTTGGAAAACTCACTGTTAACTGATTCGGCAAGAGCGGTGAACCTAATTACAATGGAGGTCAATCTCCACTTCAACCAATCAATTGGCTCGACGTACCCTTTTTGAAACTGAACGATGAGCCTAACTAATGCCCAAGTGACAGAAACAATGCCTTGGAAAAATTTTTCAGGTGGAACATGGTAAAGCAGAACAAACATAGTCAACCACACAAGGAAGAAATGTTGGAACCAGAAGTAACCGGCACGAATGGACTTCCTAAATATAAGGAAGAATGCCAAAATGGAGAAAACCCCAGATGGAACATCGGTGACCAAAGTGTCAAGCCAAATGATCATCCGGGACCACATCACTGATCCAAGCGATGCTGCACCCTGGCCAACCATTTGCTGGATTTCCTGAGGAAGGTTCAAAGTCCGCGCCCATGTTTCTAGCCAGACACCAGATTCATCATGGCCAGACCAAACCAACTCTTTAAAACCCCTTTTTGCAGGGTGTGTAAAGAGTGAAAATCCATCAACAGTGGCCCACAAGGCCCGATCCTCACCAACAAGACGAACCAATTCAGCCTCTGATTTGATGGAATCAGAGAAAAACAGTGCAAGAGGAACAGCACTGATTGGCCCGGATATGATGAACACACTGAACCAAAAGGGAGAAAACCCATTAACAATTAGGGAGAAAAGGAAAAGCCAAATTCCAAAACCACCCCAAGCCAAAATCAACATGACAACTAAGCACAAAAGTGCGCAACATATTATAAACCCTTTATAAGAAGCATTTAACAAAACCATTTGGTGACATGTCAATGTTTCGGGATGGAACTCCCTCATCAGACCAAAACAGTCAAGTGTGAAATGACCCACTAGAGAAACCCCC